CATAAGCGCCGGAGAAGTAGCCACCGCCGATGTACTGCTTGTTGGCATCCTTGGCCTTCAGAGCAGCCAGGTAGTCATTGGGGTTCATGATGACAACAGAAGCGTCATAGGCGCTGTTCTGCTTGACATTCATGATGCCGGCGATGATACCGTCAGCCAGCTGTTCGGTGGCGGAGGCGTAGGTCACCGCGCCGATGCCGCTGGTGTTATTGACCGCGTTGACGATGGTCGCGTCTTCCACAGTGCCCAGGTGATAGATCAGGCTGTTCTCCACTTCAGAGGCCAGGAAGTCCTGGTCGTTCAGGATCTCGTCGGTCTCCTTGATGTAGGCAGCGATCTTGGACAGCGGAAGCGTCACAGGGGTGAAGCTGGTGCTGTTCTGGGGCTTCTTCGCGCCTTCAGCGGTCGCAGCGGGAGTGCCTTCGTAGGCGCCCTGCGTGAAGTAGGTGATGGCGTTGCCGGAGATGGTCGCGTTGGCGAAGAAATCAGCGGCAGCGATGCGCTTGGGCTGCGGGGCCACTGCGCGGTCATAATCGGTCATCTGGGAACCGGTCACGACAGTGGTCGCGGCCTTGAGGTGAGCGTTGACGCTCCACCCCTTAACGTTCTTGTCGATCGCCGCGGCTTTCGCGGTGAACTCTTCCAGGGCGGTCTTCTTCTCTTCCACGGTATTGTCCTCCTTCTCTTTCGTGCCGATCACGTTCAGGAGACCGGCTTTCTTTTCCGCCGCTTCGACGGCGGCTTCCTTCTCTTCGATCTGGGCCTTCAGCTGAACACCTTCAGCGATGGCGTCCTGATCGTCAGCCTCGATGCGCTCTTTCAGCGCGGCCAGGTTGCCCTTCAGCTGGGCCAGCTCTTCTTTGAGGGACATTTCAGTCTCCTCCTTTCATGGTTTCGATGTATTCCAGGAGTCCCGACTTTTCCGGGTTGCTCGCCTTCCGCTCCTCCGCCGCCGCGTTGGCTTCCGGTTCGTCCTCCCCTTCAGTGGGTTCTTCCTCGTTAAGCTCGCCCAGGACATCCTGGAGAAGCTCAATCGCCTGTCTGATCTTGCCTTCGTCCGCCTTGCTGTTCCGGCGTCCGCTCTTAACGTCCACAATGCCGGCGTCATCGTTCGCCGGAACGGTCACAGCGCTGATCTCGTACAGATCCAGTTCGCGGAGCTCGTTCGCCTTCGTGCCGTCCTCCAGGGTCACCGTGCCGGCGTCCTTGACGTCGTACGCAAAGCTGAACTTCCGCAGCCGGCCGTCTTTGTACAGCTGCCGGACCTTCTGGGCCTCTTCGGTATCGTCGAACGCAGCGACGAAATGCAGGCCGTGATCGTCCTCATCCGCATCCGCGGTCCCGATGAAGCTCTTCAGGTTGTCCATCTGGTGGGCCCAGAGGAACGGGATCCCCTTCCCGCCGTTCCAGCGCTCTTTGAGGGTCTTCGCAAAGGCTCCCTTCGCCACCACATCGCCGTAACTGTCCGGCTTCCGGATCCAGGTGGACGCGTAACCCTCAATGCTGCCGGTGCCCGCGTCCTTGTACTGGACTTCAAAATCCTTAAACATGGTCGTCCTCCTTACTCGTTGATAATGACTACCCGCGTGGAGCAGTTGCACCCGCAGGACTCGTCAGGGTCCAGGGAGTCATCCCCGGGCCAGAAAGCACCGTTTGAGAATGCCTCATCAACCGGCACTCGCTCGCCATCCATCAGCATGTGCGATTCCCTGGCATTCGGGCCGGTGACCCATTCCTTATAAACGCGCTTCCTGGATCCCTGATCAGCTGCCTGCCGGCTGGCCTCTTCAGTTCCCCATCCAGCGACCGTCTTCGCGAGCATCCCGCCCAGGAGTGCTGCATCGACTCCGGACCGCTTCTCAAAAGCGTCCTTAACGACATCGCTCAGCTCTTCGCCTTCTTCCATGTCGTCCATGGCCTGCTGCAGCTTCTTCCGGGTCTCGCCGTTGATCGCACCAGCCCGGCCCTCAGCCATCGCCCGGAGGTAGTCTTTTGTCCGTTCAACGATGTACTCCGTCCCGATGGCCTTCGCTACGGCCGTACCGTGTCTGTCAGCGATCCCGTCAAGCACCGGCTCCAGGTCGTCCGCGAGCTCTTTGTTCCAGCGGTCAGCGTTCCACCAGTCGGCGTCCGCGCCGATCCTCGAAGCGATGCTTTTCTGCTGGCGCTTGAAGAACTTCTCCAGGACTGCGCCGACATCGTCCTGCTCTTTCTGAGAGACCTTGGCGCCGGTAACGATCTCGATATCTTCCGTATCCTCCGCCGCTTTCGTGTGCTTTCCACACTTGCAGGCGACAGTCGCCGCATTCTGGCCCATGTGGGTGTCCTGCGGACTGGCCTGCCCGCCCATGATGACATTCAGCGGGGTGATCAGTTCGTCTCCGCCAGGAACCGGCGGCAGGTTGTTATCGCGCCGCGCCTCGTTCCGGGTGAGCCAGGGGCCGCCAACAGAGGACTGCATCACGCTTGCCCGCTGTTCGAAGTCGCCCTTCAGCTTCTCCGTCAGGTCGAACTCGACATATGTCCCGGGGGACGCGCCGATCATCGGCAGCAGGAAAGAGTTGATCCGCTGCTGGAGCATCTGGAGATCCGGTCCGAGGCATTCCGCATACAGTGCCCGAGCGTTGTCCTTGCTGCTCGCGTATGTCTGCGTATCAGAGTGCCACACCAGGGACGGGTTGATCCTGTAGGCAGCTGCCACCGCCTCCCTGGACAGCTTCACGGACTCGACCCACTGCTGCTCTTTGAAGGATGCATTGAATGTCTTGATCTCCATGCCGTCTTCCATCAGCGGGATGGATCCGGCACGGCTGCCATTCGCGCCCCACGCCTCGCGGAAAGCCTCGATCCAGCGTTTCTTTGTTTCCTCAGACCATGGCTGCACGTCCTTCGGGCGGACGATCTGCGCGTTCAGCCTGCCGGAAGACTTCCACAGCTCCCGCCGGAAACGCCCGGCCTGGATCTGTTCTTCCAGTGTCTGGCGGAGGGCTGAGATCGGCGACACATACCCACCGGGATTTCCTGGCGCGTACATGGAGAAACGGACGAACTCCGTCCGGGGGATCTCAACCGTTCCGGCAATGCTGCTGGTCACTGTGATCTTTCCGGGAGCATAGTTTGTGGTTTTCTCCGTACTCATGACCCAGTCTGTCGGGATGATCCGGAGCTGCTGGCCGCTCTCGCTGTCAGGATCCGGAAGGACCCACACGTATACGCAGCCAAAAACGTAATACTCGACCAGCAGGGCACGGATAAACTCATATTCCGTCTGGTCACTGTTCGGCCGCCATAGCGTCTTCGCGGCGTTGCTGTCCCGGTCACGTTTCCGGTCGTCATCGCCGTCCCGGACATAGACTTTCAGCGGAAGCTGTGCGATGCTGTTCGCAAGGAAGTTGACCACAGCCGCCAGGTTGTCCTGGCTGTTGTAGAGCTGCCGGGCCGTCAGGTTCAGGACCTGCGCCGGCGCATCCGGGCCGAAACTAATGTTGTACACCGTGGGGCGGATCAGCGTCCGCCACCGTTCAAAGATTCCGGGCATTCACCCGCCCCCTCTCTTCTAAATAAAGACCAGACTGGATCCGTTCTCGTAAGCGGATTCATAGATCTTTTTCTCACTTGTCAGCTCCGCTTTCGACGCAGCGGAGAACGCCATCACGCAGGCGAAAAGCGGCGCGATGTCATCCGGGCTCTTCAGCCGGTCCGGCAGCTGGACGCCTCCGCCCATCTGCTTAAGCTGCATGGTGTGCCCGGGAGTGTCCATCACCGGCTGCGGCAGGTGATAGATTCGCTTCCCGTCCCGATCCGGGAGGCAGGCGCAAACGGCATCATAAAAGCGGCCCCATCCGTTCGACAGGTCCGCTCCTTCGATGGCCATCCGCTCCACTCCCGGGATCGTGCAAATCTGTTCCGCCAGTCCACCGACCGGCGCCCCGCGGGACTGGAAGGCCAACTTCATCCTGCCTCGGAGCGCACGCTCGCGGAACCAGTCGATTGCCCATTCCGTGCCGATCCGCCTGGCCACCAGCTCGATATGCCAGTTCCCATCCTCGCGAAGACCGCAGACGCCGATCGACGTCCAGCGCCGGTCCTGGGACAGATCGATTCCGTAGATCACCGGTTCTTCCATCGGAATGAAGGAATCCGGATCTGTGCCGGCATCCCATGCGCCATCCGGGAACGGAGGCGGGAGGATGGTTTCGACCATCTGGCACATGCACTCTGACCGGAATTTTGCTTCCGGGAAGGTCGCACGGTTGCCCAGCAGGGCCCGTTCCGTCAGCAGACCGTATCCCATGGCCGGGTTGGCCTGGGCAAGCGCTTCCATGTCGTCCGTCGCGGCGCCTTCCGGTGCGGACCACTCAAACAGTCCGATCGACGTCGAATCAACATCACCGCCAAGATCCACCTGCTGGCCCAGCGCCTGTGATCTCAGCTGGCGGAGGACGATACTGTCAGGGTCGCCGGCGTTGCTGAAGCAGAACACGATACCGTTCGGCTTCGCGTTGGTGGATGCCGCAGCAGCTGACCAAGTCTCCCAGTCGCGGTGCTCGCGGAGCTCATCCAGCATGACCAGGTCATTCGAGTCGCCACGGCCTGCTCGCCGGGTGGGCGCGCCGACCTTGTAGCGCCGGCTCGCCGTCAGTTCCAGGGACTTCTTGCCATTCGTCCGGCTGATCCTGGTAACATCCGCGGCAAGTTCCGGGCACTCTTCCTGATCACGGATCACAGCCTCCCAGACTTCCTCCGCCTTTTCAAGGGAGAGGGACGTCCCGAACACATTGTCGACCATCAGCACGTTCAGGAAGAACGAGGCCAGCACCTCAGAAAGTACCGTTTTCCCGTTCTGCCTTGAAATCAAAAACAAGACCGTCCGGAAACGGAATCTCCAGACGCCCCCAAGCTCGCCGATGATCTCCAGCGCGTGAATCAGCGCCCACTTCTGGAACGGGTACATGGTTTTCTTCAGAACTGTCTCTGCATACTCAATACAGGCGAACCCGAGCGATGTCTCCGGCGTCAGCTCGCGGAGTGGCTTCGTGTATAATCGTGGCTCTGTCTTTCCGTTCATTTTGCCACCTTGAACCTTGCGCGCAGATCGCTGAGGTTGGTAA